GCCCGAGCATGCCGACCCCGTCGATATAGGTATTCGCGTTAGTAATTCTATCTACTGCTACCGGCCCCGCCATGTTTTTTCACCTTTTTTCACTTGATATTCGGGCTCGCTAAGCCTCAGCCGCGCACCGCGGCTGTCTACCAGGTTGAGTTTCTCATAATCCGAGTATTAACAGGGCGAAGCCCGCATCTTTTGAAAGTTGAAAGTTTGGAAGTGTGAAACCTTTTGAAAGGTTTCATATTTCACCTTTCCGCGCGGTTCCGTTGTCACCGCGCCAAGTGCTACACCGTCGCCGAGGCGACCGGCGCCAGGCCGTTAGTATTCCCGGTCAACTGCGACAGCAGCGTCGTGTCGATAAAGACGTTAAACGTCAGCCGCTCGGCCGGCGGCGGCGGCATCACGTCGATATCGAATATCAACTGCCCGTTGGCCACCTGCGCCGGCGGATTCTCATTTGGATTGTACGAGGCCGCACCCGCCACGAGCGCGCCGCGCTGAATCAGCGACCGAATAAATGCGTTGACGTTCGCCAGAATCGCGGCGATCAGAGCATTGCTGATGGGCGCGTCGAGATACTGCATCATATTAAGCATCACCGACTCTTCGATTACGTCCATCGTGCGCCGCACGCTGATAAACTGGTCGGGTGTCGTGACAGCCGGATAGGCCGCGCTGCGGTTTCCCCATACTCTGAGCCCCGTCCCGAATGCGCTGAATGCCGTTACGATTCCCTGGGCATTGAGACTGTTCACGTCCGCCGCTGAATCCAGAATCGATGCGTAGACATTCACGTCGGGGCCGAGCGGCCCTATCAACTGGGTATTCGAGGGCGACCACCAATAGCCCTTCGCCAGATCCTTCGCTGCCATCGCGCCCGCTACCCACGGCGAATAGGGCCCGACGTTATTGGCGTTCGCAAGATTCTGTACGGCCGTCCCGGAAGGTGAGATCGTGATTCCCGCCGGCATGATTCCGGTATCGAAGAACTTCTCCTGCGGTCCGCACAGGATTATCCTTCCTGAACTGGTGTTCCATGCGTTGCCGGTCGCACCGCGGTTCGAAATCAGCGTGGCGACTTGCGTCGCGGGCGGCGAGTCGACCAGCGCCACCGCCCGCATCGAAGCCGCGATTGTAGTGAGCGCCGACGCCGTCACCGCGTCCTGCGAACCCACCGCTTGCTGCTGCGCGCCGGCGCCGAACTCCGGCGCAATCAGGATCTTCGGGAAAAAGCCGAACGTCGCGTAGCTGAGCTTCCACGCCTGCATCCCGGTGTAAACGCCATTCGTAATCGCACCGATCAGGTCCGCGTCCGCAACCTTCGACGGATCCGCGTAATTGAAGCTCACTTTCACCGTCGCGCCGGCGCCGAAGAGGCCGCCGCCGACAGCAGTAATAAGTCCGTTGATATGGTCAACCGTGAAGTCGGATCCTTCGACGTAGGTCACCGTCGCGCCCGAATTGGTCACCTTGACCGCCGATACTCCCATGTGCCCCAGGTTGATTACCTGGTTGCCCGACGCCGGGAACGTGAACGTCGCAGCCGCGACCGCCGTGAAATGCTTGGTCTGGTCGAAGACGTTGACTACGATTACCTGGCCCGCGCCCTGTCCGAAAATCTCGCTGAGAGCGTAGGGAATCGTGTAGCCCTGAATCAATGGCCCGAAGACGGCCGACTGATTCGCTCCGCCCGACGAACCGCCGCTGTTGATCAGCGTCGCCGTCTGCAGATTCGGTATCGGTCCCAGCGCCACCAGCGTCCAAGTCAGCGTGCCCGTCACGGCCGCGCCATCCAAGGTCGTACCGTTGAGCGTCGTTCCCCAAACCGGCGCGATGGTATTAGTCACTCCGGCTTTACCGAGCGCGACCAGCGTCCACGTCACCGTACCGTCGGCAACCGTCGCGCCGAGCGCCGTCGGCCAGGTCGGCGCACTGCCGCCCGTGGTGCCCGCCGTCGTCGCGCGCTGAGTATTGCCGTTCGAATCGACAATCAATGCCGCCGACGCGAAGGCTGTCGTTGCGGCCCACGAATTGAGTACTATGTTGGTGAGCTTCTGGATATTCCCGTTGGCATAGATTGCGTATTGCCCGGCCGCGATCATCCACGACGGGTCCCACACCAGCAGCGGCCCGGTGACCGTCGCGCCCGCAATCGTCAGCGGCGACACGCTCGCGAACAGCGGCGCCGATCCGACCAGCCCAATCACCGCCGATTTCACGACGATGATCGGCTGGGGGCCAGTGTTGAACTCGAAGGTCTCTACACCATGGAGGAATGACGCCGGCATTTCTTTTTTCTCCTAGTCGCTCGCTCCGCTCTTTTCCGTCATTCTCCGCGTGCCTCGCGGAGAATCCCGGATCCGGGATTCTCTTCACTTCGTTCGAGAATGACAGGCAATAGCTATTCCGTTACCGTCGGCTCCTGGACCAGCTCCGCCGCCGTATAATCCACGACCAGCGGCTCATCTTCGGGCCGCGTCTCCCGCGTCTCCGCCCACAGGGACGTCCAGTTCAGGTCGTACGCCTTGCGCCAGCCGCCCTTGAATTGGACGGCTCCCAGAAATCCGGCCTGCGGCGTCAGATAAGGCGCGCCACCCGGACGCGTCGCCGTCTCGAGCCACATCTTCTTCTCGCCGGCGAGCTGCGCGACGTAATAGGCCGCCCGATTGTGCGAGAAGACGATAGTCAGTAGCTTGCGTTCTTCGTCCATTATTTTCACTTGATATTCTTCACTTGACATTCGGCCCCTTATAGCCGCACCCACGCACCTTGCCTTGCCTCGCTCCCCTTTTCTGTCATTCTCCGCGTGCCTCGCGGAGAATCCCGGATCCGGGGACCTACTTCTTCCTCTTGTGCCCGTCGTCGTGCCCGTGTCCGCTCTCCGCCTCAGACTCGGCCCGATGCATTTCCTGCACCGCCTCATGCAATCCCTCAGTCTCCGCCCATGCTTCTTCGAGACCCGGCGTCCACCAAGCCGCATCGATATAATCGCGTATCAGCACGTCGGCGGCCGCGATCGACGTCTGCGCGCCCGGCAGTAGCCGTCCCCGCGTGAAACGCCGCCAGTAGTCGCGCCCGCGCATTACCGCCGCGCCGAACAGGTTCGGCGTATGCCATTCCTGGCCGACAGGCAGTGGATGCGTCGCCGTTTCGAGCCAGATCATTCCGCCTTGCGGGAATTTCTCCACCCCGATCCGCGGCACGAGGTAATAAGCGCCGTCGCTCGAAAACTGTACTACTTCTCGCTCGGCGTTTTGCACTTCTTCCTGCCTAGCTTCTTCGTCCATCTTTCTCACTCGATATTTCAAATTCAACCGCACGCGAGCCATCGCGGCTGGCGACAAGGGCGCTCTCTGGGTATTAACGATCGAAGCCCGTTTTTCACTTGATATTCGGCTTGCTATGCCACACCCCGGCACAGTGGCTGTCTACTAGGCTGCTCTCCCATACTCCGAGTATTAACAGGGCGAAGCCCGCATGCCTGAAAGGTGAAAGTTTCGAAGTGTGAAACCATTTCAAAGGTTTCACGTGGCTTCTTTCTTCCCTGTTTGTTTCTGGACTGTGCATTAGTGCTTTCAGTTCGTTGGAGCGGTCGGCGCACTGCCGCCCGGGAATATCGCCGTCACCACGTCGGCGTAGCTGAACGCCACGTTGACGGTCGCATTCGCGGGAATCGTCCCGCTCGCGAGCCGCGTGATAATCCCGTTGACCGCATCGAGCGTATAATCGACGCCCGGCGCGTACGCCGCCCCGCTGCTCGCATTAGTCACTGACACTGCACTGAGATTCTGATTCGGTAGCGTGATGAGGTTCTGGCTATTGAAGGTATAGGGCGCCGCCGCGGCCGAACCGGTCGTCTGCCCCTGCTCCTCGAATGCCTGCGCTTTGGTCAGCAGCGGGAAATTCGGCTGGGGCACATTCTCGACTGCGACCGTGCGCGTGACGAAGCGCATGTCGTAGATCCACACGCCCCCCTCTTTGTCGCGCGCCTCGAACCGCTCCCGCTTCGGCGCCATCTTGGTGCATCCGGCATTCGGCTGAAATCCGGTCAGCGCCACGCGCACCGCCTCGAGTATCGAGTAGGCGCCCGGGTCCGGACCGCCCGGCTGGCCGCCGTACGCCCAGCCGAGGTCGCGCATCATCACCGTCACCGAAAATTCGAGCGTCCGCTCCTGGGCGGACGTAATCGATAAGTTCGACGTCGCCGTATTCCGATCCCCCGTAAACCACCAGCACCGCGCCCACGCGATGCGTCATGCGGTAATGCTCGGGCTTGTCCGGAAAATGCGCGACATCAACGGCGTTGCCGATCGCGGCCTTGAGTTGGGCAACAATCGCCGACTCGATCGTCGTGATATCGAGCGGCGTCGCGGGATTGTATGTAGTCCCGCCCCACGGAGAATCGACTGTGATTGGTGCGCCCGCCATCTTACATAGGCCTCGCCTGCGAGGCCGTAGCGAGGGAGTCTGCGCACGCAGCGCTTAAAGATGACTGACCCGCAGTCGCCTTCATCGCAGTCGCGAGCGTCACTATTCCGGCGACCGCGACGCAGCAGAGCAGATACACCAGAATCACGAAAAGCGCGTGCGCCTCTCGCAATTCGTTTTGTTCCCTGACTCCCATCCGCACTTCCACCACCCCACTCCGCTTCGCCTCAGAATCCTTTTAGATTCCCCCGATTGAAAATTCGTTGCGGCAATATCCCGGCGGCGTCGCCGCCCGCATTCGTCGTCGCCACTGCCGGCGCACTCGGATCCGCCGGTTCGACTCCGTCATTCGCGAGCCCGAGCGTCAGCTCGCCCTTCGCGACCTTCGTCAGCATCGCGACCGCGTCGTCGTAGCGCTTGCGCGCATCTTCCAGGTCGTGCAGCGGCCTGAGCGACTGCATCCGATACAACGCGATATCGCAGCAGAGCCGCGTCAGCACGGCAGGCGCATCGGTCAGCGGCAATGAGAACCGCGCCTCGAGATACGAATCGATTTCCACCGACGCGTCATTCAAATGCGTCTGTATAAATGCGGTGTTCACGGTCTGCTAGCTCGGATCCTCGTTCGTGAGTTGCACGAGGTCGCGATTCGGATACCGCGAGATGACATCACTTGGTTGCGCATAGGACATTTTTTAATCGCTCGCTCCGCTCGCAATGCGCACGTCGCAGACTCCTTAGCCCACCTCCGCCGCGCTTCGCCTGGTGTTTTTCAGTCGATATTCATAGATTCAGCCGCATTCGAGCACCGTGGCTGTCTACAAGGTCGCTCTCTTATTACTCCGAGTATTAACAGGGCGAAGCCCGCATCTTTTGAAAGTTGAAAGTTTGGAAGTGTGAAACCCTTTTCAAAGGTTTCACATGCCTTCTCTTTTCTGAGCAATGCCTCAACGTTCCAAAAAAGATCTCATCCCGAAAGCGATCCGCGCCGAACTCGAACAGCGTATCGTCGAGGGCCGGTTTGCAAATTCTCGTGCGCTCGCCGAATGGCTCAACGATAAGGGCTACGAAATCGGCAAGATTGCCGTACCTCATCACGGCGAAAAACTCGAAGGCAGACTCGACGCGGTTAAACGCGCCACCGAGCAGGCACGCGCAATCGTACAGGCATTGCCCGACGACGAAGGCGCGATGAACGATGCGCTGATTCGCCTCGTCCAGCAAGTCGACATGGAGATTCTGCTCGACGCCGAGAGCGAAACAGTGACGCCGGAGACGCTCGAGGCGATCTCGTGCAGCGTCGCCAGTCTCGCCCGCGTAAGCGTCACTCAAAAGAAATGGAGGGTCGAGGCGCGTGAGAGATTGAACGCCAAAGTCGGCCGCGCTGCGGAACAGGTCGCGATTGCCGCACGGGCCGGCTGCTTATCTCCCGCCGCGGAGCAGCAAATCCGCAACGCCCTCCTGGATATACATGTCTAATTCTCCCCCATTCCCCGCGCAGAGCCTCTGGCGAAGCGTTTTGACATAGGGGACGAGCACGTCTGCGAGCTGCGTTAAGAAATCCGTGCCCACAGGCCGCACCCCTCCAACAGCGCATGACCCGGATTGGTCCCGCATAGTCCGGGATTGTCCTGCATCTTCCCCCATATCAATAAATGGGCGAGGAGAATCAGAGCGGGAGCGAGGGGCAAGGCAAGGCGCGCGGGTGCGGCTTTAACAGACCGAATATCAAATGAAAGAAATTCTCCTTCCCTATCAGCAGCGATGGATCG